GTTTTGATCCCGGACCGCTTTAGAAACGGAAATAGTGGTTTTTTAGGCATAGTTGTCACAATGCCGGGTCATTTCTCACGGTTACCAGGTACGCCACGGTTGTAAGTATCCCCGAAAGTTGCGCAACAGAATTATTGTTGTTATACAATGATAATAGACACTTAAATAGCGTGCGGGATTTTAGCAATATGGAATTTATCGTAACGAAAGCAGAATTTGCAAGATTGGCGGGCGTACATCGTAGCACCGTCAACCGGGCCGAATTTTTAATACCGGCGTACGTTGGGAAAAAACTTGATGCGCTTCACCCCGTATGTACGGCGTACCTGAAATCCCTGAATAGGGAGGAAATAACTTTTCAAATTAGGACGAAACGGAACCGGTCGGTTATCCCTCCTCCGGATCCTCAAAAACCCCGAGTCGGCCCCCCGGTTACGCGTCGGCCCCCGGTTTCCAAAACGCAAATGTTACGCGTCAAAAAGGGCGGGAAAATTAAACAGTCGGCCCCCGGCGGTAAGAAAAAAGTAAAACGGCCCTCGGTTGAGGCTCCCGGGCTTAAATTAACCGACGGCCCGGGATCGGAGTCGGAGGGTTTCGACGACCTGCCCGACGATATTAGGCAATTCGGAGACATGACCCTGCGCGAAGTTGTTCGCCGGTTCGGCACCGAGGGCCGATTTTTAGATTGGTTAAACGCAATGAAAAGGGTCGAGGACCTACACGAAAAACGGGTAAAAAACGAAATCGTTGAAAACACCCTGGTACCCCGCGCCTATGTTTCTAACCATATTTTTTCACTTATCGAAATTTTAAATATCCGGCTGTTAACCGACGCCCCCCGGACGCTCGCGGTTCGTATGATTGAATTAGTAAACGCTGGGGAAACCGCCGAGGCCGTCGAGGACTGCGCCCGCCTGGTTATTTCGAGTCAATTGAAAGGGATTAAAGACAAGGTAACGGGGGCGCTAAAAAATGCCTAACTACGATAGCGCCCAACGGTTTGAAAAATCCTACGGGGTTTGGTTAGAAAAAGAAATATCGCTATTAACCCATGAAATAAAGGCGGTAACGCCCGTCGATTGGTCCGAGGAAAATCGCTATTTACCGCCGGGGGTAACGTCGCTCCCCGGCTATTACGACTATAACGTTTCCCCGTTTCTAAAAGAAATTATCGGTTGTCTTGATATAAGGTCGTCTGTTCGCGAGGTTAATTTTATGAAAGGGGCGCAGATCGGAGCGACGACCGGCATTTTAGAAAACATTATAGGTTATTGCATGGCCCACGTTTCATCGGCTCCGATAATGTTACTAACCGCCGACGACGGGTTATCGAAACGGCGTATAACTAAAAATCTAATTCCAATGATAAATCAATCGGGCTTGTCGGAATTAATCCAGTCGAATGATCCAACAAACAAAAGAAAAACGGGTAAAACGGATCAATTAATTGAATGGCGCGGGGGCGGCTCCCTGGTTCCGTTCGGAGCCCAAAACGCCGATAAATTCAGATCCGATTCGATTCAATATATGCTAATGGACGAGGTCGACGGTTACCCAATTTCGGTAGGGGTCGACGGTTGCCCGATGAAATTGGCCGAGTCGCGCACTAAAGGTTTTTGGTTGTCTCGAAAAATTTGTCGGCTTTCGACTCCAAAAGTAAAGGGTACTAGTAAAATAGCGGCCGAATTTAAGCGGGGCGACCAGCGTTACTACCAGGTGCCTTGTCGAAAATGTAAAACCCGGCAGGTTTTAAAATTTAGAGGTAAAAATGATAGGGGCGAAACGTTTGGCCTGGTCTGGGAGTCACAAGGTACGAAATTAAAAGCCGGATCGGTTCGATACAAATGTAAATCGTGCGGTTTTTTACATAAAAATAGCGATAAAACGTATCTACTCCCCCGTGGCCGTTGGGTCCCCACTGCCGAACCGATCGCGGACGATATTAGGTCGTATCATTTATCGGCCCTATACGCGCCCGCCGGTATGTATACTTGGGATGCGGTAGTAACGGCCTGGTTAGAGGCCTGGGACGACGACGAGTCGAGGCCACGAGACCTGGCCCGTTTACAGGTATTTTATAATAACGAGTTAGGCGAACCGTTTGAACAACGGGGTAATCGGGTCACGTTTTCAAACATTTCAAGTCATAGGCGCTCGGCTTATAAGTCGGGCCAAATCCCGAACGCGCATGCTAAAGAATTTGCCGACGGCGAGGTCGCCCTACTGACATGCGCGGTTGACGTTCACGATAAGCACCTGGACGTAGCTGTCATCGGTTGGGCTCCCGGAAAAAGGGCGTATTTAATAGAGTATTTAATGTTTGAAGGGCTCGCGACTGATTTAGAGGACCAGAAAACGTGGGGCGCGTTATCTGAATTAATCGAAAATAAAACGTACTCGGACGGTAACGGGAAAAGGTATCGTATCCAGGTAACATTGGTTGACGCCGGGCACAACAACGCGCTCGTCGTTGGTTTTTGCGAGCAATATTCGGCGGCTGTTTTCCCAATATTGGGGCGGGCGTCGGCAGATAAAAATAGTCAGATAAAAGAATTTGCGCCGTTCAAAACTCAATCGGGGACGACCGGTTATAAAATAACAGTCGATTTATATAAAGACCGTTGGGCCCCCGCCCTCCGAAAGTCGTGGCCGGGTTTTGGGACCATGCCTTTAGGTCATTTTTCGGCACCAATAGACACGACTGATAAGCAATTGCGGGAATTAACGGTCGAGTATAAGCGCGAAAAAATCGAAAAGGTTTCGGGTAAACGCGTTGGCTACGAATGGTACCGGCCGTCGGGGGTCCGCCAGGAGCTATGGGATTTACTTGTTTATAATTCAATGGGGCTCGACCTGATAGCCTGGGATTTATGTATTAACCAAAAAGAATTGGATTTTGTAAATGTTACCGGGTTTTTCGATATTTGCCATGTGGAACAGTTATACTATACCATCGACTGATTTTTTTTTCGGGAGGGGTAAAAAATATGGATATCGCTTTTTTAGACGAGCGAATAAGCGACACTAAGGCTAAAATCGTAGCCTACGGATTAGCCGTCGACGCCTTACTCGCCGGCGGTATAGCGGAATACCGGCTTGATACGGGGCAATCTATTCAGAGGGTCACGAAAATTGATATTGATCAATTGAATAAAGCAATAGATAATCTGACAAATCGACTCGTAACATATCAGGCGCGCCGCAACGGCGCGTCAGTGATCGTAAGGCCTGCGTACTAGTATGAGAATTTTCGGGTTAGAAATTTCTAGGGGTTCTAAACAACCGGTCTCGACTCCGACCGTTTCGGTTGCCGAGATGCCGCCAAGTCGTTTAGTTACGGCGGTAGGTAATGTTTTAAATACATGGAACGGGGAAAAATACCCCACGGGTTTGGGTTCGGTCGGTTGCAGTGACACCGACTATTGGGCCCTACGACATTTTTCTGGTGAATTATTTAAAACAAATATGTACGCGTCGGGGCTTTTAAAACGCCTGCTAACGAACGAAATAAATACCGGGCTTTCGGTCGAGTCGATCCCGGAGGAAAAAGTATTAGGCTTAGAATTAGATTCGCTAAACGATTGGACCGAATTAGTTGAAAATCGTTTCCATTTATGGGGTAAAAGCCCTCATACTTGCGATTTTTCAGAGCGAAAAACTTTCGGGGCGATTCAATCGGCGGCCCGTTTGGAGGCCCTTATATCGGGCGACGTTTTAGTTATTTTGCGAACTAATAAAATCGGGCTCCCGGTCGTGCAATTAGTTTCCGGTAATGCCGTCGAAACCCCATTAATCCCGCCGTCGCTCCCCACCGGACACCGTATCGAGCACGGCGTCGAATTAGATAACAGGGGCCGGCAAATAGCCTATTGGATAACTCAGGACGACGGTGTTTTAACCTCAAAAAGAATAGCAGCTTTTTCGAAAAACGGCCGCCGCTTATCGTGGTTGGTTTATGGTTCGGAAAAACGCTTAGGCGAGGTTAGGGGTCAACCGCTTTTAGCGGTCGTTGTGCAGTCGTTAAAAGAAATCGACCGCTACCGGGACGCCGTACAGCGTAAAGCGGTTATCAATTCCATTTTAGCGATGTTTATAAAAAAGGGCGTTGATAAGCCCGGGACCCTGCCGGTAACGGGCGGCGCTGTTAGGAAAACCACGGCGACGGTTGCGCAAGCCGACGGTTCCGACCGGAGTTTTAATATCGCGGATCAAATCCCGGGTCTCGTTGTTGAGGAATTGCAAGAAGGGGAGGAGCCGGTCGGGTTCGGATCCCATGGTATCGACTTATCGTTTGGCCCGTTTGAGGAGGCCGTGGTATCGGGAATAGCCTGGTCTAACGAGTGCCCGCCCGAAATTTTAAAATTAGCTTTTTCTAATAATTATTCCGCGAGTCAGGCGGCGATTAATGAATTTAAAATATACTTGAATAAAGTCAGGACGACTTTTGGTGATACTTTTTGTCAACCGATTTATAAAGATTGGTTTATCGGCGAGGTTTTAGCAGGAAAAATTAAAGCCGATGGTTTTTTGGAGGCGTGGCGGGATTCGGATCAATACGATATTGCGGGGGCCTGGTTAGCGTCCGATTGGAGCGGCGCAATTAAGCCGTCAACGGATATTAAAAAACAGGCTCAGGGTTATACGATTTTAAATGACAAGGGTTGGATAACGAGCGACCGATCGGCTCGGGAATTGACCGGCACTAAATTTTCGAAAAATATCCGGCGCATTAAACGCGAAAACGAGTTAAGGGTCGACGCTATGCGGCCTATAGCTCAATTCAATAAAGAATTCGGAATAGTCGTGGCTCCGGACCACGCGAGCGGTAACGTCGACCCGGCCGAGGCTTTTATAAATAAATCTTTTGAGGCCGCCGAGGCCGCTATCGAAGGGGCTTAAAAAAAAATGGATTTCTGGCTACTCGAAATTGAAGTAAAGCAACGTATTTTAGAGGCTATAGCCCGGGGGGCTACCCCGACGGCGGATCAACAAGCGGAAATCGAAGCCCGTGGCCGGAACGATCAGGGTATATTAACGGTTGCCGGGTCCGAGGCCCAAATAAACGTAATAGGCACGTTGACTAAAAATTTCAATTGGATCGCGGCGTATTTCGGGGGCGGTAACACGACGTACTCCGATATTACCTCGGCCCTCGCGTCCGCCGATGCGGACCCAATAGTTAAAAAAATTACGATGAATTTCGATTCGCCGGGCGGAAACGTCGCCGGCCTTTTCGAAGCGGCCGACGCTATTAAGGCGACTAAAAAACCTGTAACCGCCGTTGTCGACGGTATGGCAATGTCGGCCGCGTACGCCCTCGCGAGCCAGGCCGATAAAATTTTAGCGGCCGGTAAATCAAGTATGGTCGGTTCCCTCGGCGTCGCCGTGTCTTACACGGTCAGGGACGACGTCGTCGAAATCGCGTCAACAAATGCCCCTAATAAACGCCCCGATCTTAAAACGGCTAAAGGTAAGGCGGTCATTAGGGCGGAATTGGATGGTATTCACGAATTATTTGCATCCATCGTGGCCGAGGGTCGAGGTACGTCGGTTGAAAATGTTAATAGTTCGTACGGGCTCGGCGGGATGGTTTTAGCGACTCCGGCAATTGAGGCGGGTATGATAGACGGTTTTTTGTTGTCGGACGTTCCGGTTAAGCCCGGAAAAACGGCGGTTAATAATAATGTTATAATGGAGCATAAAGTCATGAATTTAACGGAATTGAAAGCGCAGTACCCCGGGCTTTATGCCGAGCTACTTAGTATCGGCGTTGCTCAAGGTGCTAGCCAGGAGAAAGAACGATGTTCGGCTCATTTATTAATGGGTGCGGCGCATAAAGCTATGCCGATCGCAATTGAGGCGATCGAGGCGGGCGCAGGTCTAACCGACCTCTACACCGCGAAATATCTAACCGCTGGAAAAAAAGCGGCCGACGTGGAAACACGCGTCGCGGATAATCAGACAGTGGACCCGGGCGTGCCGGCGGCGGCCGGACCGGACGAGGAGGATAAGGTTTGTCTCGCCGTTGCTGAAATGTTAGGCGGCGGAGACGACGAGGTCTAAAAAACCCCGGCGCGAAAATGAATTAAACCGGATGTTTTTACTTTTTTTAGGGGGCTAATAAAATGAATCCAGTAATAACGAATTTAGATAGTGGTTCGGTATCACTTGCAAACGGGAAATTTAGGGACGAGCTATTGACTTTCGCGGGGGCCGGTACGGTTTTCGAGGGGACGATTTTAGCGCGAAACACAGGTTCCGGTAAATTGGTACCCTGGGAGTCGGCCGGGGCCGGCGGAAACGAAATTATTAAAGCGGTTATTACGCACGACGTGGTAGCCGATGGCGCGGGCGATGTCCCAATTCGACCTTTAATAGCGGGCGAGGTACGGGCCGAGCGGCTAATCGAGCACGGTAAGGAGCCGGGCGTCGATATTACTTCGATAGTCCTGGACGAATTGAAGGGCACCGGGATTGTGGGAACCAGTGTTACCGAATTAGGCAACCTCGACAACCAACCGTAATCTGTAAATTGTTTATAGAAATTGAAATCGGAAAAAACCTGATTGGGAGTTTAGAAAATGAGTGAAATCGGAACTAAAAAAATGTTAAAGGCGTACCGGGATAACGCGCCGACCCCTTTATTTTTTGCCGGGTTGTTTCAAACACCCGCGAGCAACTTTTTTAAAAGTGAGTCGGTCGAGATCGACATTGAGCGCGATTCGGAGGACGTCGCGGTCGCGGTTACCGATTTGAGCGTTGGTTACCGGGCGAACGCTCAAGACATTTTCACTAATAAGGAATTTACGCCGCCAATTTTTAAGGAAAAGGCTGTTTTAAATTCTTTTGACCTTCAGAAAAGAATGGTCGGCGACGACCCGTTTGCCGCGATCGATTTTCAACAGAATGCAACGGTTCGCGCCCTAAAGTCGATTCTTAAAATCCAGAAAAAGATACGTCGAGCTATCGAGTTGCAGGCGTCGCAAGTCATGCAAACCGGAACCGCGACCTTAACGGACGCGTCCGGGGCCGCCCTTTTCCAGATTGATTACTCCCCGAAACCGACTCATTTCCCGACGGCGGCTAACCCTTGGACCGGCGCAGGGGACCCGTTAGCAGACATCGAGGGGGTTTCGGAAATTATCCGGGACGACGGGTTGTTGGATCCAGACGAGCTATACATGGGGGTCGGCGCTTTCGAAAATTTCGTTAGACACGCCGATATTAAAGACCGGCTCGACAACCGTCGCATGGGTTTGGGCGGGATCGTGCCGAAAAGCGGTATCGGTCAAGGCGCTTTTTTCCGGGGAACCATTGAAATCGGAAACTATTCCTACAATATTTTCACGTACGGCGGGAAATATAAGGCTATACAGGGGGGCGCGACGACCCCTTACATGGCTACCGACAAATGCATCGTGCGAGCATCCGGAGGTCGATTCGACGGCCTTTATGGAGCGGTCCCCCAAATAGTTCGGCCCGACTCTCGGGTCCTTAAGTATTTGCCAAGTCGGGTTTCCGGCAGTGGTATGGACATGTTTACCAACGCATGGGTTTCGGAGGACAACGAAAGTATATCGGTTGGTGTTTCAAGTCGCCCTCTACTGGTTCCGACGGCTATAGATACTTATGGCTGTATTAGCGGACTTGTTTAAGATTTAAAAAAAAAGGGTCCCCCGCCCGAAAGGGGGGCTTTTTAACCCCTAAAGGGAGCTTTTTAAAAATGGTAGCTAAAAAGAAAACCGCCGCAAAAGCGAAACCGGTAGCCGACGTTTCAGAGGAGCCGGAAAAAACGGAACCGGTAGCCGACGTTTCAGAGGAGCCGGAAAAAACGGAACCGGTAGCCGACGTTTCAGTTTTCGTGGCTAAAGGGAAGGTGCTTTCGTTCGGACGCGTGCAGTTAATGGAGGGCGACGATGTCGCGCCGGGTCGTCTTAGTACCGCGCAGGTGGCAAAACATATATCGAACGGCATTCTAACAAATAAAAGGTAAAACTATGCCGGGTCTCAGGGAAACAGCCGAGGCCGATTTAGCGGGTATCCTTGAGGACCCGCTTGGTTTCGGTTGGCCGATCGTGTTAACGGATCCTAACACCAACGTTCGGAGTTTTACGGGATTTTCCAACGACATTGCGCAGGTGATTGACCCGGAAACCGGGGTAGCGGTCAACGGCCGTCGGATTTCGGTCGCGCTCCGGACGTCCTCGATAATAGCGTCGGGGTTGTCGTTGCCGAGGGGTGTACCCCGGGAAAACACCCGCCCCTGGGTCGTTTCGTTTGCCGATTTAGCCGGAAAGGTTTCGAAATTTAAAGTTGTGGAGTCGGATCCGGACCGTACGTTAGGCGTGGTTATTTTGCATTTAGAGTTATACGAGGGTTAGGAAAAAGAGTGGTTGCATTGTTAAAAACGCTAATCGATAAAACCGATAATTTCGAAATTATTAGGGATCGAATAGCTGTTTTAATAGCCGAGGAAACCGCGAACCAGGTGCGGTTAGCAAAAAATGCCGGTATGGATTATCGTCTTTGGGAGCTAAAAGTTTTTTCGGAGCGGTCTAACCCATGGGATGTTTTTTTAAAAGGGGCTAATCCGGACACGACGCCGGTATGTAATGTTTGGTTTAATAATAGTAATTTCGATCAGGCCGGTTCTAACGTTGTTGAGCAGCAAAAAACCGAGGGCGTTTTTAACATCGACGTATATGGTTGCGAGGTCACGAAAGCTAAATTAGGCGGGCAGGTTCCCGGCGATGAGGCCGCGAGTAAAGAGGCCCACCGGGCTATAAAACTGGTAAGAAATATTCTCATGTCGTCGCAAAACACCTATTTACAATTGCGCGGCATGGTTTGGCGTAGGTTTCCCGATGCGGTAACTATTTTTCAACCGGAAATTAAGGCCGAGGCGAAACAGGTCGTCGGTGCTCGGTTATCTCTTAGGGTAACTTTTTCCGAGTACTCGCCGCAATATTCGGGCGATAATATCGAGCTAATAAGTGTAGTTGTTAATCGTGCCGAGGACGGCTCGGTCGTTGCCGAAAAAGATTTCGATTTTACGTAAAGGGGTTTTGTTATGGTTGTCAGTACAGCAGTTGACTTGTCGGCAGTCGCGAGGGTCGTCGGGATAAAAACAGAGTATAAAGATTTGAGGGGCGGGGCGGTCGCATTTTTGCCGCAACGGATCGCCGTTATCGGCCAGGGCTCGTCGGCCGCGACTTTCCCATTGACCAAATTGCAGGTTACAACCGCTTTAGAGGCGGCGACGGTTTACGGTTTTGGTAGCCCCCTGCACCTGGCTTGCTTACAGCTATTACCTGAAAACGGAGTCGGCGTCGGGTCGATCCCGGTAACGTGTTACCCTTTAGCCGATAACGGCTCGGGCGTCGTTGCGGACGGCGATATAACACCGGCGGGGACCGCGACGAAAGCCGGGGCGTTTACGATTTCAATCAACGGTATAAAGTCGACTTTTGCCGTGGCCGACGGCGACACCGTGGCCCTTGTCTGTACTAAAATTTTCGAGTCGATTTCGGCTAACTTGGCAATGCCGATGATCCCAACGGATAACGCGACCGATGTTTCCCTTGAAAGTAAATGGAAAGGGTCCTCGGCCAACGACTTGAAAATTTCAATCGTCGGGCCGTCCGATACTGGTATTACTTTCGGAATAACCCAACCAAACGGCGGTTTGCTTAACCCCGTCGTCGACGCCGGTCTGGCTCAAATTGGCGAGGTTTGGGAAACCCTCGTTTTAAATTTAATGGAAACCGCCGACTCGGTCGCGCTCGACGCGTACCAGACTTTTGGTGACGGCCTTTGGACCCCGTTGGTCGGCCGGCCGTTTATCGTGTTTTCCGGTAGCAACGAGGCCGTGGTCGGAACGGCTATCGCGATCCCGGACGCTCGAAAAACCGATAGGGTTAATTGCCAATTAGTGGCCCCCGGATCCGAAAATCTGCCGTTTGTTATCGCGGCGCGCCAATTGGCGTTTATCGCCGTGTTAGCGAATAATTCCCCCGCGCACGATTACGGCGGGCAGGCGGCGACCGGTCTGGAGCCCGGAACCGACGCCGAACAATGGCAATACGCGGCCCGAGACCAGGCTGTAAAAGGCGGTAGCTCAACGATTGAGGTAAAAGACGGCGTCGTCAATATTTCCGACGTTGTTACTTTTTACCACCCCACGGGCGACAATAATCCGGCGTATAGGTTTGTCGTTGACATTATCCGAAACATGCAGGTTATTTTTAATCTCGGTCTGATTTTTAAAGGCGAAAATTGGAACGGAAAGCCTCTAATTCCGAATGACCAAGCGACGGTCAACCCGGACGCCCGGACGCCTAAAGCGGCGAAATCGGAGGTATCGGCAATGTTAGATTCGTTAGGGCTTAATGCCATTATTTCGGCTCCGGACGTTGCAAAAAAGACTATCGTCGCGGTTATCAGTTCGCAAAACCCGAAACGTCTGGATATTTCTTTTACCGAACAGCATAGCGGTAATACTAATCAGATTTCGATCGACTATAATTTCGGGTTTTATTTTGGGGACGCGGCCGTCGTAGCGTAAATTTTTTAAATTTATTTTTTTTAAATTCTAAAGGGGTTTTGTTATGAGTGTTGGCGGTTCGGTTGAAAGTATTACCTTGAGCGGTCGAGTTTTTAGCGTTACGGCGGACGCCGACACACAGAGGAAACTTGGCGGTTTTGAAAACGAAATTCAGTCCAACGGCGACGGTACGGCTCGGATCGTCAAGACCCGCGTACCGTTGGCGCTAACAGGCCTCGTTGTTAATTGCGACGACCTAAAGGGGGACCATGAATTTTTGCAGGATTTATCGAGCCAGAATGACTTTTTCCCATTCGTTGTTACCTACGCATCCGGCGAAAGCTACCAGGGGCTCGCTCAAATTGAGGGAGAGTTGCAGAACAGCTCGCAAAACGCAACGGCGACTTTCGGGCTAATGGGGCCCGGCGGTATGACTAAACAGTAATTTAGAAATCGGGTCCCCCTTTCGGGGGCCCTTTTTGGAGTAGGGAAAATGGAATCGCAAGCGACTAATATTAAGACCCCGGAAATTAAACAAATGATAAGCCCCTCTGTGGCCGATGCTGAATTCGAACGTTTCGCCGCTGCAATGGATATCGACACTGATAAAAGCGGCATGCCGGACGAGGACCGAGTCGAATTTAATAACTCTAAACGGCTAATGACCCGGGCGATGGTTGCGGGTAAACTTATCATAAACGACAACGGCGAGCCGGTTTATAGTTACGGCGAGCAGTCATTGACGTTCTACGAACCGACCGGAGCCGACTTTTTATCAATGGATGGGAAAGGCGCGACGGCAGGGTTTAGGAAAACATTTCATCTGCTATCAGCAATCACTAGAACGAGCCCGACGTTATTTGGGAAAATGCCAAACCGAGACCTAAAGGTCTGCCAGGCGATCGTGGTTTTTTTTATAGCTTAGAGGTTCGGACCCTTTTAGTCGTAAACGGCAACGACGAACGGTACGGGGGTCAATTGCGGCTAAATGTTTATAGAGAAATGATATTACAGATCACCCGGGACTATTCCGGGCTACCGGATGTACGAGAGCTTTCGGGTCATGAGATAAGATTTTTTTACGAGGGTTTAAAGCGGGAATTGCGGAAACAAGGGGGTTAATATGGGGAGCCGTTACAGTATTGAAACGGTTTTCAATGCTAAAGATAAAATGTCTGCCCCTGTTTCGCGAATGCAAAACCGCGTTGGGAAATTTTCTAGGTCGCTTAATAAAAGACTAGGTCGGGCGAATGCCGGCTTTCAAAAAATGTCGGGGGCGGCGGACCGTTTCGCCGGTCGTGCCGCTATCGGAGGCGCGGTGGCGGGCGCGGCTATGACTAAATTAATCACGACCGGCGCTGATTTTCAGCAAACGATGGTAACGGCGGGCGCACGTTTCGGCCCCAATGTTAAGCAGGGAACGGCGGCTTTTAAAGCCCTTGAGGACGTCGCCCGAAAAACCGGAAAAACTACCGAGTTTACGGCGAGCCAATCGGCCGAGGCCCTAAACTTTTTAGCAATGGCAGGTTTTAACGCGACCCAATCGGTTGCGGCCCTCCCCGGGGTTGTCGACTTAGCAACGGCGGCAGGTATAGACCTGGCCGAGGCGACCGACGTCGCAACGGACGCGCTCGGCGCTTTCGGGCTCGCGACAAAAGACGGCGAGCAATTAGGAAAAAACCTCGCTCGAATGAACGATGTGATAGCGAAAACAACGACGACGGCTAATACGACCGTAACCGATCTATACGAGGCGATTAAGCAAGGGGCCCCCGTGGCGGTTTCGGCTGGATCCGACTTGGAAACGTTTTCGGCAATGGCGGGAAAATTAGCGAATGCCGGTATCAAAGGCGGTATGGCGGGTACGACATTAAAAAACATGTTTTTATCCCTATCGGCGACGACGCCGAAAGGGGCTAAAGCCCTCGAACGACTCGGCGTAAAAACAAAAGATAGCGCCGGAAATCTTCGAGACATGATCGAAATTATCGGCGATTTAAACGGAACCTTGGCCGGCGAGGGTACGGCGGACCGGTCGGCGACTCTGAAAGCAATTTTCGGAAAAATTCCGATCGCCGGGGTTAACGTTTTACTAAAAGAAGGTAAGGAAAACCTACAAGCATACCGTAAGGAATTAATCGAGTCTAAGGGCGCCGCGCAAGCCATGGCGGCTACGATGCGTAATACCGTTTCCGGGTCGTTTAAATCGTTAATGTCAGCGGTTGAGGGCGTTCAGATTTCAATGTTTAGCCTTTCTAAGGGCGGGATAAAAGACGCGATCGATAACTTAACTCGGTTCGTACGGCTTAACGAGGAAATCATTTCGCAAAAATTAGGCGATTGGTTAAACGCTATCGTTGATAACTTCGATACAATTGTTTTGGTTGTTCGCAGGGCGGTAGGGGCTTTTATTGCGATAAAAGCGGCAGGGCTCGCGCTCGCGGCCGTTACGACGTCGGTTACAGCCATGCAAATGGCCTGGGGCCTCGCGGCCGGGGCCGTTACTCTTTTCCGAAAAGCCATGATTTTAGCAAATATAGCAGTCCTCGCTAACCCGCTCGTACTTCTTGGGGCGGCGGCGGTTGCGGCGGCGGTTTTGATCTATAAATACTGGGAGCCGTTAAAGGAGTTTTTTAGTAATTTTTGGGAAAATATAAGCAGTGGCGCGGCAATGGCGGTCAATGCCGCTAAAAAATTTGGTAGCATTTTCGGGTTTAGCGACGACGAAAACAGTCCGTTTATTAATACGAGCGATCAGGGCCCGGAGCTGGGTAAACATGCGGGCCTCGGTTCCGCTGTTTCGAGCCCTCAAGAGCGTATCGCCCGGTCGATCGAGGAAAAATCGACTCACGAAAAAGCGACCTTGACGGTTAAGTCGGAAAAAGGCGCGACGGTCGCCGTTGAGGGAAATCACGGCCGCTGGTTAGACATGCAAAATTCAGGGGCTCCATAAAAATGGCATTACCTCCGTGGCAGGGACGTATAAAAAGTAAGGGTGCCTACACTGCGCCGGACGGCGTTAGCCGTTTGGAGTTTTTTTACGGCAACGTTTCCCGGGAATTCGATAAAAAAGGCTCGGCTTTCGATTTTCCGTTAGCCGACGAGACCTACGTACAACCGTTGGGCCGTACGGGTTTCCGGTACCCGTTGCGGTTAATTTTTTGGGGCGGTACTTGTGATATCCAGGCCTCGGCTTTTGAGGACCTGTTAAGTCAAAACGGAATTGGAAAATTAGAGCACCCGCTTTATGGGACCATGGATGTTATCCCAATGGGGACTATTAAGCGGACCGACGACCTAGTTAGCGCGGCGAATCAGTCGGTAATTGAGGTAACCTTTTGGCAAACAACCGGCGCGGTGTACCCCGGAAATCAGTTAGACCCGGCGTCGGCTATCGCGGCGCGGCTGTTACTTTTTAACGCGGCTTTAGCGGCTCAGACCCTTGAACAAGCGGCTTTCGATAGCGCGTATGAGTCGGCGACGGGGAAAACAGCGTTTTCTACTTTACTCGATTCGGTAACCTCGGGGCTCCGGGCGGTTGCGGATAAACAGGCCGAGGTAGCGAAACGGTTCGATACTATTACCGACTCGATAAACCGGGGTATCGACGTTTTGATTAGGGACCCTTTGACTTTAGCTAATCAAACCCTGTTAATGATTCAAACACCCGCCCGAGCGGCCTCCGGGATCCGCGCCCGATTAGAGGCCTATGGCAATTTAGCGAACAGCATAACGAGTCAGGCGACTAAAGTACCCTCGAATACCCTCGACTCGGTCGTCGAAAACGACCTTGTTTTAAACACTCTATACCTTAATGGCTACGTATCGGGCGCGGTTGTATCGGCGGTTAATCACACGTTTACGACGAAACCCGAGGCGCTCTCGGCGGCGGCCGAAATTTCTGAAATGTTTGAAGCGGCGACGGTTTACCTCGATGAAAACCGCGATTCGTTGTCGGTCATAGATACCGGGGAAACTTATCAAAATTTGCAGGAAATGGTTGGCTTAGTTTTAGGGTTTTTGGTTGATATTTCTTTTAACCTAAAACAGGAGCGTATTATCAATTTACCCCGGGACCGCTCCCCCGTCGATTTATGCGGGGAACTTTACGGGAACGTCGACACGGATTTAGATTTTTTTATAACGAGTAATAAACTAGTCGGCGATCAGTTTTTTGAAATCAAAAAAGGGACCGAAATAAAATACTATGTATAGCGTTCAAAAAGGCGATACCTTCGATATTATAGCCCGTAAAGTTTACGGGGACGAGTCGCGAGCGACTCTGTTAACCGGGGCTAACCCCGGCGTCGTTGTTTTGGAGCCCGGTACTTTATTAAACACACCCGAGGACCCAACGGCCGGGGCCGCTTTTATCGTACCGCGATCATTTGAGGCCGACGACACGTCGGTCGTTATAGAAACGACCCAGTTTTTCGATTGGGAAAGCCTGGAAATTACGACGTCGATGGATGGTTTAAGCCAATTAGTTTTCGACGCCCCTTTTCACCCGTTTAATTTGAGTCAGGTCGAATTTAGAAAACTGTTCAAACCGTTCACTTATAAGAACGTTTTAGTAACCGTCGGGGGCGAGGTACTTTTTACCGGTGTTTTAGTCGTGGCTAACCCAACGTCGGGTAAAGACCGATTAACTGTTTCTATTCAGGCTTATTCGAAACCCGGGGTACTATCTGACTGTACTTTTCCCGGTTCGGCTTTCCCGGTCGAATTTTCCAGAGTCGGATTAAAGGAAATCGCCTCGATTTTAGTTTCGCCGTTTGGGGTCGCCGTCGATTTCGACAACGACGCCGGGGCGGTTTTTGAAAAAGTCGGGGTAAAAGTCGGGGAAAAGATTTTTTCCTTTTTGGCAGGGCTCGCGCAACAGAGAAACATGTTAATTGAGAGTACGGCGTCGGGGCGGTTGCGATTTTATAGACCTGTGGCGTCGGGCGTCCCCGTAGCTCGTTTGACCGTTGGTAGAAGCCCAATGGCGAAAATAACTCATAGGTTTTCGCCTCAAGACTATTACAGCCATATAACGGGAATAGAGTCGGCCGAATCGGGAAAAAAAGGTAGCTCGCACACGGTTAGGAACGAGCGGCTAACGGACGCCTTGAGGCCCCTAACCTACCAAGTTACCGACGTCGAGTCGGGAGGCCTGCGCGATGCGGTCTTAAATAAAATGGGGCGTATGTTCGGAAATTCTATTAGCTACGAGGTAACAGTTGACACTTGGCGGGATCCGAAAGGCCTACTGTGGCGGCCTGATACTTTTATTAGCGTACTCGCGCCCCACGTTATGATTTATAGCGATTACGTTTTTAAAATACGCCAAGTAACTTTTCGATACGATAAAGACAAAAAAAGCGCCGTTTTGACACTTATATTGCCGGGTAGCTTCGAGGGGGAAATTCCGGAGGCGTTACCATGGGACGTATAGGCGAGGTTTTAGAATTTATCCGGGAAAAAATAGACGGGGCTTTTATTAGTCGCGTTACGTTGGATCAAGGCG